TTCAAAGAATTTTACAATATATGGATTCCACACTGGTTGTGGACTACGCATGTCGCACATGTAACCAGTCTGAACATTCTGATATCCCTGTGCTTGCCAAGTGGCCAACTGTGCTAAATCATTGAACGGTTCCTGAATGTATTCCAGATCACGATACTCTTCATCCCAGACTGCGCCAGTATGATACCTACTGTATTCTTGTGTTGCCATAGTGTATTACCTTGATATTCCGATTGTCAGTTTTAAATTTACGCCAGGGATCAACTACCACTGATCCATCTTGTATATGTGTGTATAACTTTTGTTCTTGTGTAACGCCACTGTAGCCATAGGTAATCTGTTGATTATGTGCCAGCAGTACGATACCTTTAATGAACAACGGTGGTGATCCCTCAGCCATGGGATCAATATAGGTTACATGATGATTTAAATAGTGTCCTATCAGTATGCTGTAACTACCATCAATATAGGATACATTGGGCTTATATGCTTTGCCGTGAATGTATACAGGTAGGTTATATTCTTCTGACAGTTGTAATAGATACTCAGCCAGGTTACTGGCCTGACGTTCTCGGGCAGTCATTATGGCATCAAATAAGTCATAGCCCAGATCCAATTCCTGTGCTAGATATCGTAGAGCAATGTTGTCACGTGGATGACAGGGACCAGCATCCCCCATACCAGCTGTCATATACTTAGGTCCCATGATGCGCATGGTGCTGGAGGCCAGTGCATCAGTTACCACATCCACGTTTATGTTACCTTGTTTAATGGCCACATCCTGAATCATATTGACCAGACCAATCTTGGCACTGATAAATGTGTTGTAGAATACTTTGATACATTCACACTCATCCCAGGTGCCCACTACATATCTGGGATTGTTCTGCATCAGTGGTCGATAAAACTCAATCAGTCGTTTGGCGTCACCAGTTTCAGATCCATCCTCAGTACCAATCATTACCATTTCAGGATTGACCATATCCCACTCCACACTGCCCATGGCAATCAGATAGGGGTTGTACACAAACCGACCAACAGTTATTAGCCTGGCCAACTCACGACGTGTAGTACCAGGTAATACTGTGCTGATCAGAACTACTAGAGTGTCCGGTGCTGTCCAGGCAGAAACTTTTTGTAGAACATCTTTTACCACTGTATAGTCAAAGTCTCTATTGGGTAGATGTGCAATCGGTTGACTACCGTCGTATTCAGCATCGTGTGGAGTCTGCACTGCCACAAAAACAACATCTTTTCCAGTTACTGCGCCACGTAGACTGTCTGATATTTTAATCTGGTCACTATCACGCTGATAAATATCATAGCCAGTTACGTCGTATACTGTGCTCATTACTTCAGCACAAGCCATTCCTAACTTACCCAACCCTACAAATCCTACCTTCAACTATGTTCTCCCTGGAAAAATTCTACGAAGTTATGAATGATAATCTTTTTGATCCGCTATCAATTGATTATATGTATTTTACAAAATTTGGATCCACTGATCCCGCGGATTTACATTGTTGTTCCAATAATACTAGAACTAGAAACGAATATAATAATATTGCAATAATGTACGATCAAGAGCCCCTATACTCTAACTTAGTGGGACAGTTATGGAATTCCACCCTGTATCCCAACAATCGATATTTTAGTCGATGGTTCTATTACATAAATGGCATGGGTCGGCATAACATGAAACATTTTGAGCCTGACCTATATTTGTTTGCCAATAGCGAACACAGCGATGAGAAGAATCAACTTTTTAAAACTTTTGACAGTTTTCAAGACTGGTATTATTTCTATCACGGGTTTGCTGCACTGGATTGGTTTGGTAACATACCTTATAGAAAACCAATAACACAGTACTCACGAGTATTTATATCCTTCAATAACCTATATACGGAAAAACGTAGTTATCGCCTGAGTCTTATAGCACATTTATTGGATCGTAATCTGGACCAGTATGGTTGGATCAGTATGAATCCCACTGATGCCCAGGATAAGGTTCGAAATGAATTGATAAATCCGCACTGTCTATTATCCAGCCAAGAAAAAAGATTAATCTTTAAAAATCTATTGCCGGAACCACCCAAACTCATCATTGACACAGAAAATATTTGTGGTGAACTGAGCGCCAATGTGGATTTGGATACGCTATCACAGGGACTCTGGCACATTGTAACTGAAACAGTCTATTACGATGCTAAGTTACACCTTACTGAAAAAATATTCAAACCCATTGTGGCCAAACGACCCTTTATATTAGCGGCTGCCCCTGGTAACCTAGCTTACTTAAAAAGCTACGGCTTTCAGACATTTGATCGTTGGATTGACGAGAGTTATGATGCCATACAAGATCCAGCGGATCGTATGACTGCTATTGTGGATCAGGTGGACCGACTGTGTCAGTTGTCGCCAGCAGAATTAGCGTCCATGTACCAGGAGATGACTGACGTCCTGGAACATAACTTTAACTGGTTATATGGTGGAGGATTCAAAGCATTGATAGTGGACGAAATGGTAGATAACTTTCGTCGTTGTCTGATCAGACACAATGCTGGATTAAACACTGACAATATTAACTATATTAACCACAGTCGCATGGACTGGACTGACATTAAAAAACGTCTTACTTACTGAACCTGGGCTCCAATCCCAAACGAGCATAAGTTAGTTGTACACCCTGGGCCTGACTGACACAATCTTCCAGAGCATTGTGTAGTCCGGCTTTATTCTTCTCTCGGGGATCACCATGCACCCCAAACAGAGTGCGGCTATCACGGATGCGCCAGTGATGCCAGGGGCAGGGCCAACCATACTGATAATAGATGTTTTCCAGGATCACAATGTCAAACGCCGGACCCTGGCACCAGATGTTATCCACACCCACCAGAAATCTATTCAAATCACCCAGCATTTGTTCAACACTGATACGACCTTCTTCTCCCAGAGCTTCTTCTCTGACATCTTCAGCTTGTTCGTTCCACCAGACCAGGGTGTCTTCATTGTAACTGCGACCACGGCCCAGTTGTTCATCCACATTGGGACGAACATAGAAGCCTGGTCCGGGCATTTCCTGATTATAGGGGTTGAATTTAACTGCACCCAACGTCAGAATAACTGTGTCAGGTTTGGTTCCCAGCGTTTCTAAATCCAGCATTATGTCCATGCTGTTATTATACTTTAATTAGTAGTGGATGTCAAAACACGTTGACTTTCTGCGGCCGCTACACGACGCCGCAGGCTTGAGCTGCTAAATGAATGGTCTCGTTTATTAAATATTAATTCAATACCACGATCATAACATTCGTTCATACCAGTAAACGATCGTTCAGCATACTCAATGCCCAGTATTCTGACGTCAACTGGTAAGATCAACAACAGGTCAATCAAGTCCTGTTCAGTCTGATATACCACAATCTCGTCCACAAAGCGAGTAGCTGACAGTTGTATCTGTCGCTCCACGATACTTTGCACTGGGGGATTTTTAGTGTCAGGACGATCAATAGTGGGATCTGTCTGTAGTCCAGCAATCAGATAATCACAATGATTCTTTGCTTCACTTAACATGGCAATATGCCCTGCGTGTAGCATGTCAAAGGTGCTGAAGGTAATACCAATCTTCAGACCCTGTGCTTTGAGTTCTTTGACTTTGTTAAAAATCATTCGCTTTCGATTTTTACTTGTAATGGATAGCCGTTGGTACGGGCCAGTAGAGTTACTTCAATACCTTTTTGTTCAGCCATCTCGTAGGGCAAGGTTGCCACTACTGCTGAACCTTCTTCGTGGATGCGCAGACATAGTGCATGAGCACTTTCTTCAGCATAATGGAAAATGCTCTTCAGACTCTCCACCACAAACTCTATGGTGGTAACATTGTCATTGATATAGATGACATTGTAATCACGAGGTTCCGGAAGATCCTCTTTGGGAGCAATGCGGGGACGAACGTCAGTCTTGGGTTTTGTTTTAATGTCTGCCATGTTTTTTAAGTTTAGAACCCAGGGCGGAGGATTCCACCCTGGTTACTTCAAGTTACTATTATACTACTTTGTATAGGTAATAGCAATCTTCTTTGGCTGTTTCTCTTCTGGAATGATGTGTTCCAGAGCGATGGCCAGGATACCGTTGCTTACTGTAGCACCACGAACTTCCATGTTGTCAGCTAGTGTAAATGTTCGAGTGAAGTTACGGGCACTGATACCTTTGTGTAGGTATTGTAGCTCGTTTTCAGGTTTAACCTGTTCACCTTTTACAGTTAGAACGCCTTCCTTGAGTTCTACATCCAGTTCATTCTCTCGAAAACCAGCCACAGCGACTTCCACAACATAGTGTGTCTCGTCCAGTTTACTGATGTTATATGGGGGATATGAACCGTCGCCACGACTATTGGCGAATGTGCGATTTAGTTCGTCAAAAATACGGTCGAAACCGATAGCATGACGATGAAGCGCAGGTAGATCAAGGGTGTTTAATGTGAATTGTGTCATTTTATATCTCCTTTATTAAGCAAAATATGACAATAAGAATGTAGCCCGATATCGGCACTACATCTATATTTATACACGAAATTCAGGTATTAGTACAGTTTTCTGGGTAAACTGTCTGCTTGCAGTTTCTTCTGCCAGCGACGCTTGGCGGCTGCTCTATTAGCTTTGCGCTTGGTCGTGGGTTTAGTGTAAGTTTCACGCTCACGAAGCTCTTGAAGGAGCCCAGATTCCATGATTTTCTTCTTGAATTTACGCAAAGCCTGCTCGACTTTATCGTCACGAACTATTACTGCGGCGCCTTTGGGTTTATCTTGATATCTATTGAATGTTGACATAATGTTATTTAATGTTGTTCTCGTAGTCCTGAAAATATTTTTCTGGATTATTGATACTCTGGTTGTTCATTAGGAATCGCTTGGGGCCATAATACCATGCTTTGGGACTTTCAGCAATATGGTCTTTGACTGGACTTAAATCATTGGGGTCAGTGTTTATGACAAACGCATTAGCCTGAGCTAGTGCCTGATTCAACCAGTCCAGATTGTTCATACCATTGTTATAGATATAAACATTATAACTACAGTTGGCTGTCTTGCAAAACTCTGCCAGATGATCAATCTGCTCATCAGTGGCATCTATCAATACCACAGTGTGGTTGTCGTTGATTACTGCGTCTGGTGGAGTAATAAAGTTAGTGTATACTTCCACTGCTGGTGCCGAGTTAGACAAATGGACCTCCCATGATGGCTTCTACTTGCTGTTGTTCTGTTGGTGTTAACTCTTCCCACTCGTATTCGCGATCCTGTAACTTGGTTATCAGGAATTCAATGTACTGATCATTGTATGCGTATGCGTCAGTGGTGTTCTTGTTGATCTGAATCCACTGCTGATCGTTCCATTTGAAAAGTCGGCTGGGTTTAAAATCGGTGCGCAGGAACATGTCACCTTTAGCCGGGCTACTGGGGAATTCGGATCCAAATCCAGCACTGGCTGGTCTGACTGGTTCCGTCACTGGATCTGGTTCGGGTATGGCTACTTCTGCT